TAGTTGAAGTATTTACTGATGTATATGAAATAATTTCTTTATTGATTAAAATATATCCAGCATTTGTAGGAGAAACTGCAACATTTTCGAAAGTTGTTAATATTCCAACAGAAGTTAATTGAATATCTGATGATGATGAAGAAGAATAACTTGAAGATATTTTTACTGGTGCTAAATCGGACTCAATTCCACTCAATGCAACATAATTATTTGAAGCATATAAACCATGATTTTGGTGATGTACTTTAATATACAATCCATCATTTAAATCTAATTTTGAAGAAACAGTTGCATTGGTAATTGTGGTTCCATTACTTAAAATTGTATCAGTTCCATTTACATTTATATTTCCTTGAACATTATCAATTATTAATGAATTAAACGAAGAAATAATACCAGAATTATTTGGAATGGTTAAAATTAGATTTTTTCCAAAATTTCCAGTTTGTGAAGAATCTATTGTTAAAGTATCCCCAGCAGCATATCCCGACCCTCCTATTGAAACAGTAGCAGCAACTGCAACATTATTACTAATAGTAAGATTTGCTGTTGCTCCTTTTCCAAATCCAGTGATTGTTTTTAGATTTACATTATTCCAAGTAGTGTTAGACGTATATCCATAACCAGAATTTGTGATAGATAATGTTGATCCAATTCCGATTGCGCCAACTACTGATCTTAAATTGCCACTAAAATAAGAATTATTATTTTGAGAAATTAATGATCCAGAATTTAAATTTGTTATATCTGAAGAAGTTAAACTTTTTCCAATACCAACAAATATTGATTTTGAATAAGCAGTAAGAGGATTTGGTCTCAATGATACAATTTGATTATTTCCAATATCTAAATCTGGATTGTAAAATCTTACAGATGCAGAATTAGTTGTAAATTCTGCTCTATAAAGAACAAACTTCAAATCTTCCAATTGACTTGCATCCCAAGTAGAAGCATTTTGAGATTTAAATAAAGACCCAAGAGTTGGTTGTTGCGAAACAATAATCTTTTCAGAATCTGGTTTATTAATAGTAGATACATCGATTTCCCCCATTCTTGAAATCCACACATTATATGAATTTGATGCAGCAATTAAAACTATTGCATATGAATTTCCTTTTTCCAAATATATTGGAGACTCAAAAGTAAACGTAGTAGCAACACTTGCATCTTCAGAAATATTTACATTTGAAGGGTCTAAAACAACTTCACCAAAAGGAAGAATAGTCTGTGATGGGAATCCACTTTGCATAGTTCTAATTTGCAAAGTAACTGGTATATTATTTGTATCTTTTGTTCTAAAGAAAACGTCGCATTTAGTTATATAAACACCATTTGAGTCATTCACTTCAAATGATTCAGCTAAAGGATCTACCCATCTTGTTTGGTCTGTTGATCTATCAGTAAATGTATTATTTGTAACTAATTTTGTGGTAGTATCAGTTAAAGTTCTTTGATCTTGTCTTGTAATTCTCTCTACACTTGCATTTTTTAATCTGAGAGTAGCATCTTCAACATTATCTAATGTGCCAGCGGAAGTAAAGTTTGTTTCTGCAGAACTATCAGAAACTCCAACAATGGTTGAATTTGTTGAACTTGTTGTTAATAATAAAGTTTTTGTTCCGGTTTGAAATGCAGGTGCTGATGGAATGGATGGATCTGGAATAAAAAGTGAACCAATAAAAGTTCCAGAGGAATCAGTAATCAATCTAAGATTTGAAATTTTTGCAATAGCATTACTTTTTTGTCCAACTAATTGCATTCCTGTTGAGACCGATCCAAAGAATCCAGATAAAGATTGGAGTTCTAAACTTCCAGTATCTACATTTAAAATTGTTGTTGTTGAAGTATATGTGTTAGAAAGTCCATTTGATGGTTGATATGGATTTAATGAATATGTTTCTGTTGGTAAATTATAAGGACCATATTTGTGGTTTTGAGTTGCAAGTCTAAATTTAATGCTTATTGACCCTGATCCCAAAGTTCCAATAATAGTTTCACCATTTGCAAAAGTTCCACTTATCATAGAAACTTCTAAAAGTTTTGGAATAATGTATGAAGTTACATCAACATTATCAAAAAATGCATAAAATCTACTAGATGGTTTCAATCGTTTTGCAACAATTTCAATATTTCTAGATCTCATTGTTGTTATGATTTCTCTAGAAACAACTCTATCTCCCAATCTTGCACTATCATAACGAGCAGTAACACCATACTGTATTCCTTGTCTTGATTGTCCAGTTGATGTAGTTACTGTTTGATTTGAAAAATCAACAAAACTATCTCTAAATGTTGTTGTTTCTGTTTGACTCTCTCTCATTACCCCGTCTGGAGCAAGAGAAGCGTGTGGATCTGATGTTGATACCCAACCACTATCAGATATTAAACTACTTCCAGTTTGTAACCTACTGATAGAAGGACCTTGTGAAATAGATGTTCCAGTCCAACTTGTTTCCCAAGCACCCCAATCGACCGGAGAAAGACCTGTATTTGTATCTACTCCCAATTCTTGTACAAAACTATCATAACTTCCCGCTAGATCTATTGTTCTTTTGGTAGTTCTAGTATCAATCCAAGTATCACTTGATGGATTTAATTCTATACTACCAATCCAATTAATATTATTAAATGGATTTATGTTTTCTGTTCTTGTTGCAAATTTATTTTTTGTATATTCAACATCAGAGTAATTTAAACAAATAACACTACCAACTTTTTTAATATCTGGTGAACCCAAATTTGTAACAAAACGAAGATCGGCATCTGGATTTGATGTTGTCCCAATTCCAATTACTGCTTCTGAACCTAAAAGCAAATCAATTGAAGTGGAATATGTTTGTGGTTTCAATAGTCCACTTGAAGTATCTATACTTGCTTTATAATTTTTATTTGAAATATCTCCACCATTAAATGATTTGAAATTATCTACAAAAAATCCACATTTAAATCTATCCAATCCCGTTTCTGCATCTCTAATCGTAAGATTTTGAGTATCGGTTTCGAGTAATGACAATGAAGTGTAATATTCTACGTTTGATAATCTATCCTCTAATATAGAAATATCTCTCATTGTATATCTTTTATGTGTTGCAATCGTAATTTTTGCATTTTTTATATTATAAAGATATGCTGGTAAAAATATTGTTGCAACTTCCAATGATGTATCTAAACTATCTGGGACTTTTGGATTTAACGCAGGAACCCCTTTATTTACAATAAAACTTCCATCTTTTGATAAGAATAATTTATCAATTCTTGGTAGATAATAAGAATAAGAAAGATTAATTGTTTTGTTTTTTGTAAAAATGTTCTGAGAAGAACTTGTGGTTGAAGAAAATATTCTTGAATTATATTCAAATGGTGAACCATATGCAGTATATGGAGAAACTCTTGGTCTTAAATCAATCAAATCAGTTACTCTAAATGTATCAATACTTGGTATATTGAAAGAATAACGATCCTTGTCGTATGAAGTTACACCAACAAAATCACCTGGATCAGTTGAATCTATTGTATAGTAATTAAATATAATTTTTAGTTTTTTTGCTGGTGAAGAAGTATTGGGATTTCTTACTATTCTTGAAAAATCCAAATATTCACTTCTTTGTCCATTATCTAATGTAAAATTATCTTTAATATTTTTATCACCAACCTCAATCACAGAAATTATTCCTATTATCTGTGATTCGTCAAAAGTAACAGTTTCTCCAGGAATAAAAGTATTTTCATTTAAATATACCAATTCTACTTGATTGCTTCCATTTCTTGAAACCAAAGATGCAACAGCATTGCTATTAGATCCTATTATTTTTTCCCCTTGAATTGAATTGAAAATATTTGAATTTAAATTTGTTAATGTTATTTTTGGAAGAGATGGGTCGGAAGAAGAAGAAGATTCAAATACTCCCAAAACTGATTCTACATCACAAACATTTAATGAAATTTCATTATCTTCTACTCTTAATCCATAATATTGACTTATTGTTAATCCATTGGTTGAAGTGCTAACTCCAGATAAAGTTTTGTTGATAATAATTGACGAACAACGATTATATATTTTTTTACGAACTTTAGTATTTACCTTGGTGTAAGTTACTACTAAATTTGCATTTCCTGTATTTGTGGTATTTGATATAGTTAAACTTCTTCCTGCAATATTTGATATTTTTTGATTGTTTAGTGATTCTACAGCACCATTAGTAAAAGTTAAATTATAATCTTCATCATTATAAGGAACTAATGTTAAATTTGTGTCACTTTCAGGCAGACTGCCACTAAATGGGACAGTAACAGAATATGATTTTTTAATAACTATATTTCCATTTGTCAAATCAAGATTTGAAATATTTTTATTTGATAAATTTGCATATAAGAATGCACTGGACGTGTTTAATATATCTAATGTTACTTTCTTAAAGTCATTTACAAAAATAGTAGAGGAGGGCAAGGTTCCAGAACAAACATTATAAACACTACTTATTCCAGAAAGAGTAAGAGATCTTAATGTTGTATTTACTGATGAAACTTTATTATAAGTTGGAATGTTATCACCAGTTTTTGTATAAGATACAATATCTCCAGTATTAATTCCTACATAAAAATTCTGATCAGAAGTACTTACAGTACTAATTCCACCACTAGCTCCTGTAATTGTAAATTGAGTTCCTGGTGTTGATAAAAGGACATATTTTGATAAAATTGGATCCGCAGTAAATGTACTAATACCAGTATTCGCAGAATATAACTGATGCACATCAGTTAGATTATAATCCCTAACACTTGCAATTGTTCTCCCATTATCTATACCATTAATAGTAATTTGTTCTCCAGAAATGAAAGATCCAGAAACTTGATATAAATTTATAGTATTTGAAGAATTTACACTACTCACTAAATATCCTTTTGCTGCACTATTTTTACCTTGAATATATGCAGGTGCAGATTGAGTAAGTGAAGTATTTAATGTTAATGTTGTATATGTTTGAATGTCATATAGTGAACATTCAAATTGAGTTGATGTATCAGCATAAGAAACATTTTTGAGTTTTAAATCATAAACTCTTGCAACTCCAATTTTATTTCCAGAAGAACTACCTGGTGTGGAAGTTCTATCTGAATATAAATCTACTTGTGCAATTGTGCCAAATCCAACAGGAAATGAACCATATGCATTATTCAATAATATTTGTCTGCCAACACTAAATGGAACAGATTCATTAACTACAGTATCAGTAGTTCTTGGTTTGTCTAAATCTAAAATTGTATTGCTTATTGTTTCAATTTCATATCCTCTTACATAAGCTTTTCCTGGGCTTATAGATATACATGCTAAGTCATTTGATGGATTATTTCCTTGTTTTGTTTGTTGATTTTTATTATAAATTCCATTATTTCCTATTTTATTATTTAAGGATTCATTTAAAGAAACTGTAAAATCCTTCACATAATAATCACCGGATTGATCATATGTTCTTCTTGCAAGTTCATCTCCAATGATGCTATATTGAGTATCTTTTTTGAATTTTTGGAGAATACCATTTTCAACTCTCAATAATTCAATAAAATTTTCATCATTAAAATCTGTTATTGCTTTTTTAATTAAAGTTGCGGTAATTTTTAATCTATCTGCACCTGGAGCAGCATAGTTAGAAAATCCACTTGCATTATCATATAAATCTTTATATTCGTTTGATGCTATTGCAATTTCTTCATCAATCAACAATCCAACCCTATAAGTTGGATTGTTAGTATAATAATCTAAAATTTGAGTTTGAGGAGAAACACTTACGAAAAATCCACGAATAAAATAAACACCCTCTGCAATTTTTGCTGCAGATCCAACAGAGGTTGAATTCGATAATACGCTAGTCGCAAAAGTAGTATTTGCTCTAATAGAAGATACGGAATAATTTACATCCTGAAGAGAAATTAAATTCTCTCCATCAATAAAAGTTTTTGTTGTAAAGTCAGTATCACTTGATTTTTGGTATTTTATATAAAGGGTATAATTTGATACATCATTTGTATCAAAAGGTGATGCGATATTTTCTACTTTTGCAGTAACTCCACTTGTTTCCCCCTTTATTTGCAATCCAATAAAATTATCAATATAAGTTGATACTGGAATTCCTAAATGATTATCATCAATTTGAACCGAAGTATATTGAGAGTCATAAGCAATTTGGCCGGGAATTACTACAGATCCTTCTTGGAAAAAATGTTTACCAAATTGCTCGATTTGATCCTGTAATATTGATTGTAATGTTGTTAATTCTCTTGCTTGAATTGGAGTTCCAGGTTTAAATAATACTTTATTATAATTTTTAAACCTATCAAAATCATCAAAATATGGAGAAACGTTAAGATTTGTATTTTGAGGCATTTTTTCTTAAAACTCCAAAACTATTTTAATATCTTCTTTTTGACTTGAAGAAAGTGGAATTGCCGATCTATTATCTATGTATATTAGTTCTCCTGACTTTTTGTTGTATTCTGCTGAAGATATTCCAGAATTAAAAGTTTGACCAAGTTGATACTGTGTGTTGTTTATTGTTGTAGTTGGACCAGTAAATCCTGTATCTATATTTAAAATAGAACCAATAAAATTAGGATTAGTGCAATTTATAGATAATGTCCCAGTTCCAGTTGGGGAAGAAGTAAAATTATTAATTTGATAGTTAACAAATGATGTTGCCAATCCAGATGGTTGATAGTATTTCAATACACCTGTTATAGAATCCCAAGAAGCAACAAATCCAATTGCAGTAACACCAGTTCCTACTGTTTGTGTAATTATTGAATCTACTGGATATGTTGTGTTTGTAGTTACACCAGCAAGTTTTAATGCACTCAAAGCACTCACTTCTGCTGTATTTAAAAGTTGCGAATTGCTTCCAAAAACAGTTGGATTTTTTAAGACACCAACCCTTGCAAAATCATTTCCCAAAATAGTATCAGGATTTGATAAATCTGTTTGAAATCTTGTATATAAAAGAACTCGATATGCTCCAAGTTCTCTATAAATATCATATCCATGGCCACCTTTTGGTGGAATAATAACAT